TTAAATTAATCCATTATTTACGCATTGTGTGATTGGAATGAACATTGTCGGTATTTTCTTTTTTGTCGGGTTATCAGAATATTCAATGTCATTTATGAGCCAATTTTTAATTGTAACCTTATTCATATCAATCCTTGAAAGGTCAAATATATAATATTCCTCATCATTCACTATTGAAATGTAAATCGGTTTTTCACCAAGTTTGCAACTTTCAATGATGTTGCAGTACTTTTGAACTGTCAAGGGCAATGTGTCATATTCTTCCATATTTTGCCTCCGTGATTTAATCTCTATATGATATCTGTATAGTTCATTATTATTGTCGGTAAAGTACATCTTTGCATCAAACACACATCCTTTTGCCATCATTGAGAATTGTGGTTCATATGCCTTGAACAGTCTTGATAATATTTTCACTGTCATTTGATAGTCTTTTAATTCTTGTATGTCTGTTTTTTCATTGTCAATGATATTCATTTTAAAGGTTTAGAAATAGAATTTTTATTCAATTCATTTTCCGTATCCCAATACTATTCCCAACCTTATGATATCACATTATATTATATAATGTACACGTACATCTATTTATATATACTTGGTATTGTCTGAAATAGACTATCAGCCTTCATTGTCATTGTCTCTTGATTTTTCAATGATGGATAATCCTTTGCATTTTGTTTGCATTCTTGTATTTGCTGCAATGTATCATTTACCTTTGATATTGAACAGGCATTGATAATCATTGTTGATATGAATGCGATAGCGACAACGGCATCAAGTATAACGTTATAAAGTGAATTGTACTGTTTCATTTTTAGTTCCTTTCTTAATTAGTTTCTAATTATAAATATCATTGACATTCCAAAAATACTACTTATAAATGATATTTTTAGAAAAATATGTTAAGAAAAATAAAAAAATATGCTTTTTGATGAAAATTTTTTGTGAAATATTGAAACTTTTGTGAAGGAGTAGTATATTTATAATTAGAAGTGAGTGGAAGGCCATCCATAGGTGGAAAAGTTTCTTTCTGTAAATTTCATTGCTTTTCCACCGTTCACTTTTCTTTTAAGATGAAATGAAATACAGAGTTAAATAAAAGATTTATATATCGTTATAATGAAATTTACAGATGAACAAAAAGAGGTATTGGCATTGTTGCCACAGGACGTTAAAGAATCAAATGAACTGACAGACGCAGCAAAATTGATTCTTGCAAATCTTATGCTTTTAAATGGAACTGACTTTGCAAAGAATGAAGGTTATCTGTTTAGAACAAATCAAGCATTGAAAGAAGATACAGGCATCAAGAGTGAAAAGACCATCATTGCAGCAGTCAACAAACTGATAGAACTTGGATTTATTGAACGTAAAGCAGGACAAAGAAAATCAGCTTCAGAATACCGTTTGAATACTGTAAAAATACAGGAATACACTGTAAAAATACACTGTAAAAATACAGTAAAAAATTACAGTAATAAATTACAGTATAAAGAAGAAAATACAGTAAAAAATTACAGTAATAAATTACAGTATAACAATGATGAAATATTATTGATAATCAACGAGTTACAAAATACAGTAAAAAAATTACAGTATAAAATTACAGTAATAGAAGATGAACTTTTACAGTATAAAAATTACAGTATAAAAAATTACAGTGAAAACAAAAATTACAGTACAGATATAGATATAGATAAAGAAATAGAATCAGAAACAAATGATAACAATGATAATACTGAAGAATATAATATTAAGGACCAAAATGAAAAAGAAATTATAACTGAAGATAATCTTGAGATATTAAAAGAAAATGAAATCCTCAATGATGAAATTCCATCTGATTTACCTCCACTTGATATTGATTCATTTGTTTCAACGGACAATGAAATCTCAAACAATGAGAATATCTCAGATTCAGACTCAAGTAAAAATGAATTGGAATTTTCAATCTTTGGAAATGATATAATCTCAGAGGATGAGAATGACAAGACAACTGTAAAATTCATCAATGGAAAATTTTCTGTAGTAAGTGAAACAGAGGATGAACTATTAATTTCATCCGACGTTGAACAATACAATGATAACAATTCAAATGAAATTTCAAATAAAACAATGACAATGGAAGACAATTCAATCTCAAACAATACAATTTCAATCTCAAGTGATGAATTTCAAATTTGGGGTAAAATTCAACCAATCTTTGAAAAGACATCCAACAAACTTGTTGAATATCTTTTCAGTGAATACCAAACAATACATTCACAGAAAGAAATACAAGGTACCTTTGCGCAAGTGAAACGTTACATTTCACTTGACAAAGAACAATTAAACAATGTTTCAATTCCATCTACAGGTACATTTGGAATACTTTCATTGAAGAATGAAACATATAATTTCATTCAATGCAATACAGATCCAAACGGCAAAAATGATAATTTCAAACGTAGTTTAAATGTGGAAAAAAAGGGCGGCGCAGCGGTCGAGACTGAAAAGACCTCAAATGACGCTGATACAGCCGTTAAAATGTCACAGGTGGACAACTATACCACCGATGACAAGAAAGTCGCTCCGGTGCAGCCACAAACGGCAAATAATGAAAGTATTGATATGTGTTACACAATGTATGGAGTTACAACAGATGAAATGAATGACATTTTATCCCACCACGGCAATTATAATACTAAACCTTCAAAAGGTGCTTGGAGACAAATGACAATCCGTTTGCACGGTGAACAAACAACCGTTTCAGAAGCTTTGAATCATTTCAAGGATAAAAAGAAGGATGGTAAGGAGTATATGGAGTGTAACACGTTCTTGTATTACTTCACACCAATTTGCAATGAGGTTGAAAAATTACTCAAGACCAAGACAATGACCGATGAACAATATCAAGACTTTTTATCCATTATCGGAAAACTGACAAGAGGTAAATTTGCGTATTGGCGCAAGGTCTTTTCAAACCGTGAACCAAGACCAAATTTTCCAAGTGAAAAAGAAATGTGGGTGTTGTTGGGTTGTCCATCAGTAAATGAAAAGACCTCAAATAACGTTGATTCAGTGAATGAAACAAGTAAGGTGGACAATAACACCACCTCCACCGAGAACGTTGCTCCGGTGCAGCCACAAACGGCAAATACAGCATCAGACAACACCGTTGTATTTCCTGACTTGAATGAACTGTATAAGATTGAGTATAATGAAGCAATCAAGACTTTGGAAAAGTTTGTTGTTGACAATCCAAACATCAGCAGGGAACAAAAGTTATATTTCAATCAAAACATATCATCAGCCTTTGCAGTACAGCTTTATGATATTGATTAAATGTTTTTAACAATTAAAACTGAAAACATACAAGCTCAAGGAGTATATTTGCGATGTTGATAAAAATATTTTTTGAAAAATATCATCTTTTTTTGAACTTTTTGAAAAGTTGATGATATTTATAATTAGAAACATATAAAAACTAATATTAATAATATGAAAGAATTTAATTACATTTCAAATTTGGATGAGGTTACAGATTTTGACAAGGAGTATGAAATTTATTGGTATGGTAATAATGTAAATGTCAAAGAAGACAAAGAAAAATATTACATTGATATCAATACAGGATTAGGTGTTGGCGTTTATGAAAAAGAAGATTGGTCTTTGGATGAGGCAATATACAATCAAACTCATTGTGGCGATGATTCATATTACAACATTAATACGCTTGATGATTTGGCAGATTGTTGTGAGATTTTTGGAAGAACAGCGGTGGAAGAAGACATTGCAAGAGCAGTGGAACGGAATGGATGGGAATGGAAAAAAGATGATTGGTTATGTCATTTAATAAGCGATGGAAAACGTACCTTGAAGATATCTGTTAGTGGTGAAGCTGAATTTGATGAAGATGATTATGATGAAGAAGATGAATATGATGATTACGGAACATATTAAAAGAGTATTCTAAAGCCATATAGAATAATTTATATTACACAATTTTCACTTAAAGAGATAACAAACGTTTCCCAACGGCTGTTATCTCGCTTTTTTTACCTATAACTTGATATTTTTCATTGTAAGCATCATATTTATATATAAGTAAGGAAAAGAATATTATGGAAGAGATATGGAAAGAAATAAAAGGTTATGAAGGTTACTATGCAATCAGTAACCAAGGACGGATAAAAAGCCTTGAAAGAGTACAAAGGAACGGACACAGATGCCAAGAAAGAATATTGTTATTGCAGCCTAACAAGAAGAATGGACACATTCAAATACTATTGCACAAGGATATGACTTATAAAATGTTTTATCTGAAGAGATTGGTAGCGGAACACTTTGTCGATAATCCAAATCCAGCAGAATACAAGCAAGTTAGACAGATAGATGAAGACAAGACAAATTGCAGGGCAGACAATCTTGAATGGGTTGACAAGGTAACAAGAAAGAAAATAATTGATTGGGATTATCATTATTATGGTTAAGATGGCAAGGAAAAGGACAAACAGGTATACTTTATACAGCAATGAAACACAGGCGTTTATGCTGAATGTTGACAAATTTCTTATTGACAAATACGGCATCATAAAGCCACATTGGGAGGGACAATTAGACCTGTTGGCAAGTAATTATGAACTTTTCATAATGGCAAAGAATAAGGTGAAAGAGGATGGTTTGATGGTGGTCAACAGATTTGGAAACCTTGATAAACATCCTTTGTTGGCTCAGATAAAAGACAGTAACATTCAGTGTTGCAAACTAATAAATGAGTTTGGTTTATCACCTAAAGCGGATTCAAAAATCAAATCAGAATCAAATGATGATGCTGATTATTTAGATTCATTGATAAATGGTTAGGAAAAGAAAAGCAAACGTAATTCCCGATTTTGGAATTACATTTCATCCGTTTGGAGCATATACGGCAAAGGGTAAGCAACTAAAAGCTTGGTTTGGATGGGAATCACAGGTAACACGTTACGGTTATGATGAAGAAAAAGTAAGACAAGCCCTCCAAAATGGAAAAATATATAAGGGTTATATATGGAAATATGCAGAAGATTGATTCAAAGTATACAGATTATGCAAGAAAAGTGATAAATAATGAAATAGTTGCAGGTGAGTTAATTAAACTCGCTTGCAAACGTTATATGTCATTCTTTGAGCGTGATGATGTATATTTTGATTGTAAAGCGGTCGACAAGGTTGTTAATTTCATAGGTAAATTAAGGCACAGTACAGGCGCAAGTGCAAATAAACAATTTATATTGAGTGATTGGCAATACTGGATAGTATGTGCCATTTATGGTTTTAAACGGAAATCAGATGGAACAAGATTAACACGCACGGTTTATATTGAGATAGGAAGAAAAAACGGTAAATCGTCATTGATGGCAGCTTTAGCCCTTTATCATTTGGTTGCTGACGGTGAACAAAATGCACAAGTTATCTTTGCAGCCAATTCAGCCAAACAGGCGGGATTATGTTTTGAAATGTCTTACAACTATTGTTCTACTATTGACAGAAAAGGCAAATTCTTCAAACGTTACCGAGATACCATCAAATTTCCAACAACTAAATCAAAGTTAGAGGTTGTTTCAGCGGATGCAAACCGATTGGACGGTCTTAATGCCTCATTCTTTATATGTGATGAGTTACACGAGGCACCAAACGGCAAAGTATGGAATGTTCTTGAATCCTCACAAGGTATGCGTCAACAACCGCTTGCAATAGCAATCACAACCGCAGGATTTAACCGTTCTTCCTTCTGTTATTCAATGCGTTCTAATTGTGTTGAAATTTTAAATGATAAAAAGCAAGATGATTCAACATTTACGGCAATATACACAATTGACAAGGATGATGACCCTTTCACTGAGGATGAGACCATAATGGGGAAGGCAAATCCAAATTTGAATGTAACGGTAAAAAAAGATTACCTAATCAATCAGTTGAGAAAGGCTAAGAACAATCCAACCTTACAGACAAACGTATTAACTAAATTATTCAATTGTTGGGTAAGTAGTAGTGAGGAATGGATAAGTTCAGACTACATAATTAAATCATCAGACACATTTGATTACAAGACATTAATGGATGATTATGTTGCGTATTTGGGTGTTGACTTGGGTGCAACAAGTGACCTTACAGCCGTGAGCGTGATGATACCAACATCAGATAAAATCTATTTCCGCAATTACTACTTTATACCTTCAACGCAATTACAAGATAACAGTAACCGTGAATTATATAATCTATGGGTAAAACAAGGACATTTGATTGTTACCAACGGCAACGTAACGGATTATGATTACATATTAAACACTATCCTTAAATTGAATGATGAAATAACAATTAATTCAATTGCTTATGACCAATGGAACGCCACACAATGGGCAATTTCCGCAACGGAGGCAGGCTTAAACTTGCAACCTTATTCAATGTCAATCGGCAGTCTTAACAGACCAACAAAGGAGTTGGCACGTTTAATTATGATGGGTAAGGTGGTAATATATAACAATCCTATTGACCGTTTTTGTTTTCAGAATGTTGTAATCAAAAGGGACTACAATGACAATGAAAGACCAACAAAGGAAACTCGAGAAAACAAGATTGACGGTGTTTTGGCAATGGTTATGGCCCTGGGCAACTATCTGACAACGGAACATTATGATACAGATATATTGTCATTGCAATACTAACTATCAGACTATTTATAATATGGTATATATAGAATAAAATATGAATTGGAATAATTTTTTTGGACTTGAAAAAAGGAACGTTGACAAGGGTTTGGACTATGTAAGTACATACAGCGATGGTCTACTTTTTGGCAAGTTGCCAACAAAGTCAAATGCAATGGGTATATCAGCAGTATTTGCAGCCGTGAACCTAATAGCAAATACCATTGCAATGTTGCCTGTCATTATCACAAGCAAGGTGGACAACAAAAAGAACAGGATGGATAATCACAATCTGAATTACATATTTGGAGACCGCAACACTGCAAATTATCTTTCAAAATTCAATCTATTTAAACAGATTATTCAGTCTGTAATCTTGAGAGGTAATGCGTTTTGTTACATTGAACGTGCAAACAGTGGTGAAGTGATGAACGTCAGATTTTTGGAGGCTTCAGATGTTATCATCTATTACAGTAAGGAACGTAATTTATTATACTACGATTGTCCGATAGTCTCAAAGAAACACATTGAACCTTGTAATATGTTACACTTTGTCCTTCATTCTTACAACGGTGTTGAAGGTGTAAGTCTTTTAAACTATGCTGCAAGGACGTTGGGAATCACAAATGCTTCAGAAAATTCCGCAAAGAATTTCTTTGAAAATGGAATGAACGTGAATGGAATCATTAAGGTCAACACCCCAATCAATGCAAAACAGAAAGAAGAGATTAGACAGTCTTGGGCAAACACATATGGAAACGGTGGAGGTGGTCTTGCCGTTATTAACGCAAATATGGACTATCAGCAATTGCAGTTAAGTCCTGAAGATTCACAACTTTTATCATCAAGACAGTTCAATGTTAGCGATATTGCAAGATTCTTCAACATTGACCCTTCATTAATCGGAGGTGATGGAAAAGTCAGTTATTCAAGCCTTGAACAGATTCAACAAGCCTTCTTATGTCATACACTTCAACCATACATTTCAATGATTGAAAATGAATTGAACCGCAAATTATTGTTGCCATCGGAAGAATTTCTCAAGATAGAGTTGGAAACAAATGAACTGTTAAGAGTCAACAAACAAGCACAGGCAGACTATTATACAAAGATGGTAAGCAGTGGAATAATGTCAATTAATGAGGTTAGAAATGAACTTGGTTATAACAACATTGAAGATGGTGACAAACATTTCATTGCATACAGTTCAACTGAAAAGAATGAAATTGGAGGAAATGGTGATAACAGTGAAAATAATGACAATAACAACAAGGAATAATGATTCAGAGAATAGCAAAAAATTCAGATATTAAATTTTGTGTTTCAGATGATGCAAAAATACAAGATAAATTCATCATCCGTTTTTACACAGTTGACAAAACAAAGGCAATTATAAGAACGGCAGATAACGTAATTATTGAAAACGGAAAAAGGTATATAAAATTAAATTGGACTACCTTAAAATATCTTGAGAATGGAATACTAAACTATGAGGTCAACAACCTTGATTCAGATGCCGATTACAATGATGGAGTATATAACAGTACATTTACACGTACAACATATTATTACTTATACACTGATTCAAATGGTATTGATGCGGTAGAGGAAATTGAACAGAGAGTTGACCAAATCATCTTAGACCTCACAAAGGAAAAGAATGACCGTGAAGACGGTGACAGTGAATTGACCTTAAAAATCAATGACCTCAGTGACAGGTTAAATGAAGAGATAGCAAGGGCAAAGGCATCTGAAAAGGCAAACAGTGACAAAATAGATAATGAAGCAAACAACCGTGAATCGGCAGATAATGCAATTACAGCATCATTGAATACAGAAACAAGTGAACGCAAGGAGGCAGATTCAACACTGACAGCAACAACAACAAATCTTGATACAAGGGTCAAGACCTTGGAGAATCAAACTGTCTGGGATTTTGGAACTTATTAATTTAAGTTCCATTTTCCGTGATATTTATAATATATAATAATGTACCCGTACATATATAATAAGATGGAGAAAAATATTAGAACATATAACACTGAGTTGCGCAAAGTAGACGGTGGAAATGGCAGAATGGTTGAAGGCACTGCAATAGTATTTGGCAAACCTTCACAACCGTTGGGTGAAGCACAGGTAATTGAATATATAGACAAAGGAGCAGTTACACAAGACGTTATTAATAACAGTGATGTATTTTGTTACTTGAATCACGATGAAACAAGAGGTGTTCTTGCAAGGTGCAGATATGGAAAAGGTTCATTGAAGTTGGATTTGAAAGATGATGGTTTGCACTATTCATTTGAAGCGCCAAGGACGCAATTAGGCGATGAACTATTGAATTATCTTGAACGTGGTGAAATATATACATCATCTTTTGCTTTCATTACCAAAAAGGCAAGTAATGAATACAGTAGAGATGACCAAGACAGATTAATCCGTCACGTCACTTGTATTACAAAACTTTTTGACGTTTCACCTGTCTTTGAACCCGCTTACCTTGATACAAGTTGCAGCTTGAGAAAATTGCAAGATATTCAAGAAACTGACAATAAATTAGATAAAATTTCAAAAGAAATTGATTTTTTGTAAGAAATAAGATATTTATATAATAGTATAACATAAAGAAAAATATGGTTAAATATCATAATTCAGTAGAAATCAAAGACAAGAAGAATCAACTGAAGAAACGTGCACAGGAAATAATTGATACCTGTAAACGTGAGGTCAGAGATTTGACAGATGATGAAACAAGTGAAATTGATTCAATCAAAGAACAGATTAAAGACCTTAATCAGCAGTTGACAGAGCTTGAGGAAAAAATCAAAAACCTCAGATTTGATGATGAGGATGAAGATGAAAAGGTTGATGAACCCATAGAGGATGAACCAACCGAGAATGAAACAGAGAATGAACCATCGGCATGTAATGAACCCGATGATGAAGATAATAAAGAAGACAAAACAAACAAAAGAAATATGAAGAAAAGATTTTCATTGGTACGCAGCATTAGAAATATTGTAAACAACAGCGCAATGAATGACGTTGACGCAGCAGTAATTGCTGAGGGTAATAAAGAGGCACGTAAGGCAGGAATTAACTTCCAAGGTCAGATTCAGTTGCCTTCACAGCGTGCAGCAGTTACAGTAACCGCAGAGGGTGAAGATGTTGTTGCAACTGATTTATTTGACATTTTGAAGCCATTGCGTGCAAAGAACGTTCTTTCACAGGCAGGCGCAAAATTTATGTCGGGTCTTGTTGGTAATGTACAGGTTCCTGTAATGAGTAAATCAAATGTTACTTGGGAAGGTGAGACAGCCACAGCAAAGGATGGCGCTGGTACATTCTCACACGTTACTCTTTCTCCAAAACGTTTGACCGCATTTGTCGATATCAGTAAACAGATGATAGCTCAGGATTCAGTTGACGTTGAGAGTGCAATCCGTGAAGACCTTGTAAATGCTATCAATTCAAAGTTAGAGGAAACCGTATTAGGTGCAACAGCAGGGTCAGCAACTCAACCTGCAGGTATCTTTGCAACAATCAAGCCAACCGCAGTTGCAGACTTTGCAGCACTTGTAAATAAGGAGTCAGACGTGGAAGATGCAAACGTTATCGGTGAATGTAAGTATATTCTTTCTAACAAGGCTAAGGCAGCTTTGCGCAGTATGTCAAAGGGTACAAAATCAACACAACTTGTTTATGAGAATGGTTCAGTTGATGGAACTGTAGCCCTTAATACTTCAAATGTTGCAGGCAAGAATTACGTTTATGGTGACTTCTCAAACCTTGCAATTGGTACCTGGGGAGGTTGTGATGTAACGGTGGATCCATACACAAAGGCAGCAGATGGCATGATTAGAATTGTCGTTAATATGTACGTTGATGCCCAGGTATTACGTGCAGCCGCTTTTGCAACAGGTACAGTTGGCGCAGCCTAAATAATGATATAAAGTAAGTTAAGATGTACCTTCAACTATATCAGATAAAAAAACATCTCAACATTGATGAAGATTTTCACAGTGATGATGAGTATTTAGTGGAATTGGCGCAAGCAGCACAAAATGTTGTGGAGGTGCATTTAGACAGACCTTTAGACAGCTTGGAAAATGAGGAGGGTTATATACCTTCCTCACTGACACAAGCAATGTTACTGTTAATCGGCACTTGGTACGCAAGCCGTGAATCTGTTTCATTTGCAAGTAATTCCGTTTTACCACATTCTTATGATTACATAATAGCACTTTATAAGAACTATAATCGGGAGGTTGAAAAATGATAGCAGGACGTTTAAATGAACCAATTAAAATCTTTCATCCAACCATCATTTCTAATGAATATGGTGAAGCAAATGAGGAGTACAAAGAAGTATATACAACACGTGCAAAGGTAGACCACAACAGCGGTACAAGAACAGTGGAAAACAATGAAATTGTATTTGATTACACCAAAACCTTCAATGTACGTTCATATGTGCCTGTTACAGATGCTGACAGAATAGAATGGCAAGGGAAGATGTACAGAATACTGACAACCCAACAGCGTAGGGAGTACAATGATATAATGATAACAGCAGAATTAATAAATGAGTGATACCGTAATAATCAACAGTCAACAAGTTGATGATTTGTTGAACAAGCTGAATGACAAAGACCAAAAAAATAAATGGTTATATGATGCCGTGATGAGCGGTGCAAAGGTACTGCAACAGTACGCACAACAATCATTCATCAGAAAGGTCGACGGAGCGTCGCACAATTCACCTTATTTGAAGGGTAACAAACCATTTTATGAGAGTGTTTCCGTGAAAGGTGACAAGGCATATGTGGAGGCATCAGTAAGTATAATGAATGACTTCCGTATGAAATTCTTTGAAAAAGGAACAGATGAGCGTCACACAGATTCACGCAAAATTACAGGATATCAAGAAGATGGAAAACACCTCAAAAGGGAAGGCAAGGGTCATTATACAGGTAAGATAACAGCAACATATTTCTTCAGAGAAGCAAGAGACAGCAGTGACAGCGCAATCAATGAAGCAATGATACAATCAATTGATAAATCAATCAAAAACGTTATTAAACAATGAAAAATTTCAAAATCGGTTCAGAGATAAGAAACGTTATACTTTCATCATCAGCCGTAAAAAATGCGGTTGAAACAAAAGTATTTCCTTTGATAGCAAACGCAGGGACAACCTTCCCTTTCATTGTTTACCGTCGCAGTTCTTACAGTCCAAAATCTGACAAAGACACATTGACAGAATCGGTATATATGGAAATTGCAATCATATGCACCAATTATGAACAGTCAGTAAGTATTGCAAATGACGTTGCCGATGTACTGTTAGCATATGAATCAGACACCATTGAAGAAATAAAGGTCACTAATATATCGGAGGAGTTTATTTCAAATTCCTTTGTGCAAAAAGTCAATTTACAGATAGATTTAAAATAAAAATTATATAACGTTATAGAAATGAGTAAAATTAAAGGTCAAGAACTTATGTTGTTTTTGGGTGGTAAGTCAATAGCATATGCAACCTCCCATACATTGGAAATTTCAGCCGAGACCGCAGACACATCAAATAAAGATGAAGGTGGTGGTGATTGGGCAAGTTCAGAAATTTCAAAGTTCAGTTGGACAGCATCATCAGAAAACCTTTTCACAACAGATGGCAACGGTGCAAGTTATGACGCATTGTTTGACTATATGATAAAGAAAACCCCTATTGATGCGGTCTTTGGTTTGAAGAAGGAGACAGCTGTAGACGTGCCTACAACCGGATGGACAGCCGCAACAACAGGCGTATATACGGGCAAGGTGGTTATTACATCTTTGAGCCTTAACGCACCAAATGGCGAGTATGCAACCTACAGCGTACAGTTTACAGGTGTAGGCGAGTTAAAAAAAAAGACAGCCTAACAAAACAGTCCGTCAAGGCCTCAGATGAGGCATTATCATAATATATTATCCCGATGAGCAAGTAACAATGTTATTTGCTCATTTTCTTTTTTAGTGAATTGATATTTTTCATTACCGTCACAATATTTATATATAAGTAATTTATGAAGGAAAAGGAAATGAATACAATTAAAATCAATGGTGAAGAATATGTAATTAAATACACTATCAGAGCACTTTTTATGTGGGAACAAATCACAGGCAAACCATTTAAAATTAGTACATTACTTGATAATTACATATTTTTCTATTGTATGCTATTAGCCAATAATAAGGATAAGGTGTTGGATTGGGATTCATATCTTGATGCGCTTGACAGTGATACAACATTATTCAGTCAAATGACCGAGATTGTGAACAAGGCAGAAGAGGAAAAGAAAGTCTTTGACAATTCATCAGCATCATCAGACACAACAAAGGACGGTGAAAAAAAAAGTTAAGTGTAAGTGAATTGTATGCTATTCTTGTACTTGAGTTGCACTTGCCTCCTTCATATGTCCTTGATGAAATGGATTGGTATGAGGTTAATTCATTGTTGAAATACCGTTATTATGCGGCCAAAGAACAATGGGAACAGACACGTTTAATCACGTATATGACAGCGCAAGTGAACAGTAACAAGCACCTCAAAGTTACTGATATAATCACATTCCCTTGGGAAAAAGAAGAAGAGGAAAACACAAGAATAACGGATGATGATGTTAAAAGACTCAAGGCAATGGCGGAAAACTATTTATATAATGAGAAAAAAGAAAGCAAGTAATGGCAGCGGATTATATAGTAAAACTCAGTGGGCAAGACAATCTCACTGAAACCATCAACAACGTAAAAAAGTCACTTACAGACGTGGGGAAAGAAACAACCCACCTTGATACAATTAGAGAGAAATTCAACAAGATACAAAATTCATCAGCACCGTTAAAACGTCAATTAAGAGACCTCAAGGCATTAATGTCACAAATGAATATTGACGGATTAAGTCATACGGAAGTCTTTGAGGAAATGGCAATGTATGCCGGTGAAGTGAAGGACGCAATGGCAGACGCAAATGATGCAATTTCAAGGTTTGCGGATGATAATTTCAAACTCGCTGCAATGTCAGAAGGTTTTGGATTAATCACAGGTGCGGTAAGTACTGCAACAGGTGTCCTTGGAATGTTTGGAGTAGAAAATGAGAAGGTTGAACAGACAATGTTGAAAGTTCAATCGGCAATAGCAATGGTCAACGGTGTACAGGCAATTGCAACCTCCTTGAATAAGGATAGTATAATAATGCACCGTATCAAGCAAATCAAACTCGCTGCAACAACTGCAATGACACAATCAAATACAGTTGCAACAGTTGCCAATACCGCTGCAAATGGTGCAAATACGGTGTCAACAGTTGCCAATACCGCTGCAACAAAGGCGTGGAATGTCGCAAAGGCGGTTAGTAAAGCATTATTGGGAGATTGGACGGGTCTTGTTTTGATTGGTGCAACGGCATTAACAGCGTATGCAATTTGTTCAGACAAGGCAACGGATGCCGATGAAGAAAAAGCGGACGCAACAAAGGAGGTGGAAGACGCACAGAAAAACTACAATCAGACAATGGCAAACACCTACAGCCAATTAATGACCACATACACCAAACTGAAGAATCAATGGAACAGTCTTGTTAATGAGCATCAAAAAACAGCGTGGATTAAAGAAAATAAATCCCAACTTCATTCCCTTGGTATTGAAGTCAATAACGTTGCAGATGCTGAAAAGGCATTCAATTCAAATACAAATGCCGTTGTACAGTCATTCATCAGACGTGCAAGGGCGGCAGCTCAAATGTCTAAAATGACGGAACTGTATAAAAAACAGATGGAGTTGATAGACAAACGCAGTCAGGTTCAGACACAAATAAAAGCGGATGCAGCAGCAAATGGAAGGCACGCAAAGGGTGGTGATGAAATAAAAGATGAAACATTCCGTTCATCAAGATATGGAAGTGTTGGAAGTGATGGAAAATGGCGATTCAGTCAACAAGGTGCAAAACTGTATAGCGGTACAGACACGTCAACAAACGTACAAATACAGTCAATTGATAAACAGATAGACACATTAAATGGTGAAATAAACAAACTTGCAAACAACATTGCAAAGGACACCGAGAAATGGACACCTTCATCAACATCAAATGGAGGTGGCAAGACAACCCATAACACCACCACAACAAAGAATGACACCCCACAGCCTGTTAAAGGTTCAATCGGTGATATGGAGAAACAGCTTCAGAAATTACAGTCTGACTTGAAAAATGGTTTTATTACAAAGTCAGCGGAACAACAGACAATAGACAGTATTACCAACCTTAAGGAAAAGATTGAGAAGGAAAAAATACGTCTTGGATTTGAAGCACCAAAACCATCGGACGCAGAAAAGGCAGCGGAAAAATACAAGGAGAATCTGAAGAAACTGCAAGAAAAACAAGGTGACATAAAGACAACACCTTCACAATCCTCATATGAAAATGCAATCGGTCAGAATGATTACAACACCAAGACCATTGACGGAATAAAGAATCAGATGGACTTTAATGACCAACTAATTAAACAGTTGGAAGACCTCAAAAAGGCCTATGAAGATTTGGGAATGACAGGTGAAACAAGCTATCAAGACATTAATGAACAAATTGGAAAAGTACAGAAGGAACAATCAAACTTGGGTAACAGTGCAAAGGGAATGAAAGACCAAAGTGACAAGTTTGACAAACAGAAGGAAAGTCTTCAAGGTCTTGCCGATGTTTCTTCATCCGTTGGTAGTGGTTTTTCATCCTTGGCAAATGTATTTTCACAGACAGGTGACAGCGCAGCAGCGGCAGCAATGAACATTATAGGAACAACCGCACAGGCAACAGCCGAGATAATACCAAACATTATAAAGTTGATTGGTGCAAAGCAAGGTGAAGCAATGGCAAACGGTACAGCATCCGCTTCAGCACTTCCATTCCCTGCAAATATTGCTGCAATTGCAAGTATTATTGCAACAGTGGTGTCAACCTTTGCAAATATTATGTCAGCCGTTGGAGCCTTTGCCGATGGTGGTATTGTTGGCGGTGGTAATTTACACGGTGATAAGGTGTTAGCACGTCTGAATGGTGGTGAAATGGTCTTGAATAGAACACAACAAGCAAAACTATTCAGAACAATTGAAAGCGGAAACATCGGTAATCAATCAGCATCATCAGTAAGTCAAGTGAATTGGAAAATAAAGGGTTCAGACCTGTATGGAGTATTGACAAACTACAAATCAATCAAATCTAAACAAGGCAAGAAAATATAAATTAATTAATCCAAGTGACAACACAATCACTTGGATTTTTTGATATTAATGTCAAATGACAACATATTTATAATATATAATAAGGTAAAAGAGAAATGTATATACACGGAGAATTCCGAGATAAGGACAACAACCGTATAGAGGTCAAAATATTAAATGGCGATAGGTCAGAAGAAATGGTAATAGGTGAAAATGGTTTATTTTTCACCGATGACCCTGTAACCATCGAGCAAGAGAATGATGATACCTTCAACACAATCATAACAAAATCGGCATCAATCAACCTATTAACTAACAATTACATCGGAGGTGAATTGTTTGCTGACAATGCAAGAAGTGTGAAGGTAGTGATAGAGAAAAATTCAACGGTTCAGTTTATGGGGTACGTTGAACCAAACTCATTCAATCAACCTTATACAAGTCCATTGGATGAGTTTACAATTAATTGTGTGGATTGTCTTGCAACCTTGAGTTATTACAACTATTCTTATGCCAAGTTATCAAACTACAAGGATAAAAAGGCTTCAGCATCAACTGTAACATTTAAGCAACTTATAACAGATGCACTTGAACCATTCAAGGAATTGGCAATGTTACAGACTGTTATGGTAAATCCCAACATCTATGTAATGGATATCAAGGGAACAACGGCAAATAGAAAAGCAATGTTATATGATGATTTGTCAGTCTCAGAGCTTAATTTTTACGGTGATGACTTTGATGACATTTGGACATATGAAGACGTTATAAATGAGGTATTGCAATATACCAATATGCACGTTATTCAATCAAATGGTGACTTTTATATTTTTGACTGGGATGGATTGAAAAACCAAATTACAGGATGGTTCAACATTGAAGATGGTTCAACATATAGGACAACAAGCAAGACAATCAATTTAACAAGTGATATGCACAGTGACAGTGATACCAACATAACTGTCAGTGATGTGTACACGCAAGTAGAAGTGAAATGTGATTTAAAAAAGCAAGATGAAATAATTAAATCTCCACTTGATGCTGACAGTCTTACAAGTTATTGGAGGTCAAAGAACATTTTTATGACCGAGTACATTTCAGAAGGTGAAGGTAAAACTGCCTATAATGCGTTTAAAAATATGGTGCTTGGTCAGTCAACGGATTATGACAAAGCTAAAAAAATAGATTGGTATTTGCAGGTAGTTGACAATCCATCTTGGAAAATAGACACGTTCAATGGCTCAACAATACAGGAAACATTGCCAACTACCTGTCCATCGGGGATGTCTTGGAAAAATCAATATCTGGTACCTAAGTATTTAAAAAACAATTCATTGTCACCCTGTATATTCCGTATGGGGTCAATTGAACAGAATTACGGAGGTACAAAGGACAATTCACCAAAATCAAAACTTGATATGTCAAACTATCTGTATATCAGCATCAATGGCAATGAAACAGACACGGAAGCAAATGTAAAACCATCATCATCTGACATTCAGAAACATTCAAAAATGTTGGAGTATGTAGGCAATCAAGGAGGTGGAATGTTTAGCCCAACCGATGACCAAACAACCAATTATTTAGTGTTTAGCGGTAAGATGTTATTGCAGCCAATACAAAAAGAAACGGACACATTTCAGAACTGTTATTATAATCTAAACACAAATAAAAATGGTTTACTCCCTATTTATTTTGGTAAGACCGTACCATCAGACAACAATGGAGATGGAAGATATTACACAAGAAAATGGTATAAACAATATGAGGATGGTGATGGAGATAGTCAGTATTTGAAGAATGAATTATCATTGCATCCGTGGACAAAGGACAAGGCAAACCACATTTATAAGTACAATTATACGGCAGCGTGGGATGGAACGGATAAATACAAGAAATTGCCAATTCTTGAATGTGAGTTAATCATCGGTAATAAAAGACTGATTGAAAAAGACATTGACATATACGGTAACAGTACATTTGAATGGGTAACAATAGGCAATGAACCAACGGTAAATGATGAGGATGGACAAAGTTATAAATTGACAACATTCAGTTTAGGAGTTGACCCAAAAATCGGTGATTATATCATCGGTGATGAGTTTAGCCTTCAAAATACAGTAACCTTCAAAATGAACATTGATACAGAAGGAACGGCAATCCCAATAAAGAAAGATGATGCCTTGAGTGGTGCAGTGATATTCCGTATATTAGGACCAATTAATCTTACTTGGAATGATATTACAAGGAGACACCCGTCATTTTGGAGACATACAAAGTTTTACAGTAATACAAAGTTTATATTGTCGCATTTGGAAAACATCATCATCAAAGACTTTGAATGTAAAATCTATACCGATAACGGTGGTAATAATCAATTAAATGCGGACAATGATTTAATTTACCTTTCAACTGAAAATGAGCAATTTATAAACAAAAAAGATGATATTGATTTTAAATTTGTAACTCAATTATCAAGTGAGGAATGTTTCAAAAAAGGTATCAAGAACACGGTAAATCTAAATAGTGTAATCAACAACGATACTAACTTACCGTTGACAACACTGTATAATGGTTTAACCACAGACAGTGCAAAAGCTGAAGAACATTTCATTAATTCAGTGTATAAGGAATATTCAAGACCAAAAATAATGATGGAATCCACTTTGAAAAATGATGTATGCAATTGGCTATATATTTATAATAGTAAGGTGTTAAGAAAGAATTTCTATCCAATAAAGATTAATCAGAATCTCAAGGACAACACTGCAACAATAACATTAAGAGAAAAGTAAAAGAAAGATGATAAAAATAGATTCATTTATAGTTAACAAGGGTTCAAATTCATCATCATCATCATCATCAAATGGTGGTGGATTTGCAAACGGTGCTACAACAACAGTTCAAAAGGAACTTGAAACACATAAATTGTGGGGTCAGAATTTCAACGGAACACAAGACGTTGATGGAGATATGACCATTAACGGCAATATAAATGTCAGCGGAAATGTAAAGGCAACAAAAGGTGAAATAACAACAATTGATTCAACAACTATCAACAACAGTGGCAATATTGTGAATGGTGGTAATTTAAAAACAACTAATGCAACGGTTGATAATGACTTGACTGTTACCAACAATGCTAATGTTACAAATGACTTAACCGTTGGTAACTCTGCAAATGTTGGTACCGTTAATGCAACAAATGGTAATATAACCAATATTAAATCAAATAATATTACTAACACTGATACCATCAAGACCAAGAATCTTCAAGTAACTGGTACGGCACATTTCTTTAATCTGATAATTGATAAAATAAAATCCGCAGGTGGTGCAGCATTATTCACTCCCGCAGATGGCTTTGACGTTGACATTGTACAAGATTCAGAAAATGAGGTCAAATTGTTATGGCAATGTCAAGATGAAGATGGCAAGCAGCGTGATAATATGTGGAAAGTTAATGACCAAGCATTATGTATGTCATTTAATAAGGCAAAGGTAGGTACAACACACAACGTAAGCAATAAATATTATTGGGCATTAGTAACATCGGTAAATCCTGTAAATGAACCAATAGTAATTGATGAAGTGAAATACAATTATATAACACTATCTAAAACTATAGTTGACGGTGTATTGAATCCTGAATTTGGCGATTCAATAGTAATGTGTGGATATAGAGGTACAGATGATAATGCAAGACAATCAGCAATCTACATATCTGCATATTCTTCATTAGATGAAGGTTTAACTGCACCTTTATTTGCCCAATATCAAGGTATTAATGACTTCAACCTACAATCACATAGGAAGAGCTATTATGATGCTGTAAGCGCAAAATTTATAGGAGAATTTGAAGCAACAGACGGACAGAACATCATTGACATCATCAACAATAAGATAGCAGAATCAGAAGCATCCATTAAACTTGATACCAAGAACATTGTGCTTTCAGTATCAGCAAACACCAAGAGTATTACAACTGTAAGCAAAAAGGTTGATGATAATAAGGCTGCAACTGACACAGCCATAGCTAACACCAACAACACCATAACAGCCTTGACACAAACTGTTAAGAACAATTACAGTACATTAGACCAAAAGGCTGATGGTATTAAGGCTACAGTTTCAGCAAATACTGAGACAATAACAGCACAAGGAACTAGCATTTCCAACTTGGAGAGTGGCTTGACAAGCACCAACAGCACCATAACAGCACTTACCAAGACAGTAAAGGATAACTATTCAACCCTTGACCAGAAAGCCGATAGTATAAGCAGTACAGTAAGTTCACATACTCAGATAATAGAAGGTTTGGATGGTAGAGTGACCACTAATACCGAGAATATTTCCAAGGTAAAGCAAACAGCATCTAGTATCACTTCTACAGTATCATCTATGAAAGATGAGATAATAGGTGAAAACCGTATGCTAGGGTTGAATGGTCAAGGATGGAGCAGTAACACCATATATAATGATGCTGGTAATAGTTTTCACTGTGAATCTACAGAATGGTTTCAATCTCATCCTATAGAGGATTTCAATGGTGATTATACATTCTCATTTGATTTCTGGGGTGGTGGCATACAAATCAAGATATTAGAGTTTACACAAACTTATTATGATGATGGAATTTATAACAAGTATGTAGATTTCGGCACTTATACACCTTGTAAGATATTAACTACTTCATCAAGTGTATCAAATGCTACTTTAACTAATTATGCTACTAGTGGAACATCATCAACTTGGACTTATACCAACACAGAGACTATAACATTGGCAGTTGGAGATAATGTAGCTGTGAGAGTAACTAATAGCACCAATAACCGTTATAATAGTCTTTATTGTACAGTATCAGCTATCAACACAAGTTCTAAGAGTGTTACAGTTAGAGCCATTGCATTATTAGACCAACCTAATACTATTTGTACTTTATCATGTCCTACAGACAAAAAAGACGGCACTGGCATTAACTCTTTACACTATGATGAGAAACTTGGTAGATATTGGATAAGGTTCAAGGAAACTAGAGGGTCAGCAAAGACATTTGTAATACTATTTAGGAATCTAAGTGCTTCAAATGTTGGGTGGATTTCTAGACTGATGCTAGAAGAAAGTGTTGAATATCCACATAAGTATAATGCCACTGGTCAAGCGTCACAATCCATGATTAAGCAGACTGCAAATGAAATATTGATGAGTGTTAATGACACTTATTTAAAGATAGGTGACGGAAATATCACATTGAACGGTGACACAAAAGTGAACGGTGCTTTGACGCTAACACAGACAGACCAAGGTTTCAAGCTTGTTGGAAGTGATGGAATTACTGAAATCACACCAAAATCAATCGGTACGTATGATGAATTCAAAGCAGCAAATACTAGCACTCAAAATGTAGTAAAGACAATTAATGTCAATGGTGCAAAATCAGACTCTGATGGTATTTTGAGATTCCAAGGCAGTTTAATAATTTACTTGGGTGATAGGAAGAAAGGCGATTTCATAAAGTGTAAGTTCAACTCTCTTACAGCAGATGTAACAAACGCTTGGGATGGTTCATCATTCTCTAAAACTTTTGCATTATCTAGCTCCTTTTCAGCAAAGGTAATGAACCAATATAACTCAGCTGTTATACATAATTGGAACACAGTTTATTCAAACAGAGAATATTCATATACCTTTGACTCAGATACCACTAACGCTAGAATATATGTAACTTTCAGCGGCAATACATTATATTCAAGTTGGATAGGAAACTATAACGTCTATCAAGGTGGGAAACCAATGCCAATGCCAAATGCTGCTGTTGAGGCAAATTGCACATTGACATTGCCAACAACTGCACGCATGCTCATTGGTTATGATGGTTGGGGTGCTAACTTTGGTAATAACAAGTTAGTCTATTGTGGAAAGGACGGATTCATTGCTAAATATGGCAACAATGAGTTTAGGATAACTGATGCTGGTATAAGTCATAACAACATGGCTACAACTTACACAATTATCGGTTCTTCATCTAGTTCTAGTCCTACAACTTACACAGTGCAAGACCCAATAGATACAGTACTTTGTAAGTCTGGTTACTGTAAGGTAATATTTCCATCTAACCCTTATAATGGTCAGAGAATAAAAATCTATGATAAGAGTTCAGCAGAGAGTTATATTAATAGTAACGGCAAACATGTATGTCGTTGCGATAGAAGATATGATGACAGAAGCATTTGGACAAATCAAAACTTACCCGACATGGTAGTTAGAATATATACCTATATAAATGATACATGGTTTGAAGAATATACTGGATAA